TTCCCGCTTCGTTGGGGGATGTCCTCGCCACGCTCATGGAGACGGCCAGCGTGACCGACGCTCAGGCCATAAGCGGTCAGCCGGCCGCGAGCTTCTATCGCGCCCTTCGCCAGCTGCGTCTTCGACTCGTTGCAGCAGGTCTCGCACCTGCCGGCGTCATCCAGAACCGCAACGCCGTCGCAGTCAGCCAGTGAGACCCGCCATGCTGAACACCAATAACTTCGTGCACCACATCGCCAACCGTGCACTCACCCCCAAGGACATCATGAATGATGTCGACCTCTGCGTCTGGGTCGCCGACGCGAAGCCCGGTGACAGGATCATTTACTACCGCGGCCACCTGAGCCGTGACCGGATGATGCACAACGAGGGCTATGAGGAGCCCGTGCGCCGCAAGATCGGCGAGCTCGGCAATGCCGCCTGGAACCTCGGCGACGAGAACTGGGTGCATCTGATCCAGCGCCGCATCGGCATGGGCGCCTGGGAATACATCGCCGTGCGCAAGGCCGAGAGACCGAAGCAGAAGCCCGTCTATCGCATCATCCAGTCGCTCGCCCAGTCGGGCCAGAAGCGCCGCCGCGATGATGAAACCGCGCCAGCGATTGCCGAGGCTGCCGGAGGACCCTTCACCACCGGTCCGCCGGATCACGTCTGAACCAAAGCCCTCGCATCCATCCATTCCTTTTCAACCGTCAAACAACGGAACGAGACCCCATGTTCGCAATCGAACCCCAAGTCCCTGCGCTGGCCACCGGCCAGCTCCTGGACGCCATCGGCCCCGACCGCTTCATGCAGCTGCACACCGCGCTGGCAGGCAGTGGCCTCGAGGAAATCACCTCCCATCAACCCAGCGCGCAGTGAGGCCCATCATGGCAATCTCCCTTGCTTCCCTGAAAACCTCCTCGCACCTGACCCCGCCGGCAATCATCGTTCATGGTGTGGCGGGTGTGGGAAAGACCACCTTTGCCGCGGGCAGCGACAGCCCGGTGGCTATCTGCACCGAGGACGGGCTCGGCACGCTCAAGCTGCCGCACTTTCCCCTGGCGCGAAGCTTCGAGGACGTCGTCGAGGCTCTTGCATCGCTTCATGCGGAACCCCACGAGCACCGTAGCCTAGTGATCGACAGCCTCGACTGGCTCGAACCCCTGATCTGGCAGCATGCATGCAAGATCAACAACTGGTCGTCCATCGAGGAGCCCGGCTACGGCAAGGGCTACATCGCGGCCCTCGACCTGTGGCGGCAGTACATCGACTGGATCAACGCGCTCCGCGAGGACCGCGGCATGATGGTGATCCAGCTCGCCCACACCGACATCAAGCGCTTCGACAGTCCCGAGCATGAGCCCTACGACCGCTATGTCATCAAGCTCCATGCCCGTGCCGCGGCGCTGCTGCAGGAACATGCCGATATCGTGCTGTTCGCCAACTACCGCATCTCGACGGTGAAGTCGGATGTGGGCTTCAACAAGAAGGTGACCCGGGCGCTCGGGAGCGGCGAGCGAGTTCTCTACACCGCTGAGCGCCCCGCCTTCCTCGCCAAGAACCGCTACGGCCTTCCCGATGTGATGCCCTTGGACTGGGGCGCGTTCGGTGCGGCCTTGCCGAAGTTCAACTGATCAACCCGCCAGCACAGGAACCAGCATTATGGCACGTTTCGACACCACCTTCGACGCCAGCGGCGTCGAGCCCCTCACCGGCTACGAGCTCCTCCCCGCCGGGGATTATGTCGCCCAGATCGTCGAGAGCGAAATGCGTCCGACCCGCAACGGGAACGGCGAGTATCTCTGGATCGGGATGGACATCCTTGAGGGCCAATTCCAGGGCCGCAAGGTCTATGACCAGCTGAACCTCGTCAACCCGAACCCCACCACGGTGGACATGGCCCAGCGCACCCTCTCGGCCATCTGCCACGCCACGGGCGAGCTGCATGTCAGCGATTCCGAGGACCTGCACTTCAAGCCCATGACCATCCGGGTGTCGATCCGGAAGCCCAAGGACGGCGGACAGGAGCGGAACCAGATCCGATACCTAGTGCCGAAGGACGAGCCCGCCACGGCGCCGGCGCGTCCGGTAACGCCCCAGCGCGCGGTGCGTGCCGCTCCCGGCGCCACGCCCACTGCTACGCCCACGGCCCCGGCACGGCCCGGCGCCGCGCCCTGGAAGGCCAAGGCCTGAGGACCAACTGAGCCACCGCCGCCGGGTGCGTCCGGCGGCGGTGTTCCCCTCAAGATCACGGAGACATCGATGGATACCCTTCATACCGCTGATTCAGCGGCCGCCGGAGCTTTGCCCGAAGCTGCGCCCGATGCGCGCAGGCTGCAGCTTGCCGTCCTCGACGACAGCATTGCCCGCGTCCGCACCCAGATTGCCGCCGCCGATCTCGAACGACAGGCCAGGGGCAAGAAGATCGATCCCGACTGGTTCCACCGCGCCAAGACGGCGCTGCGGCACCTGCAGCGCGAGCGCGCCGAACTGCTCGCGACAACGCCGGCGGGAGCTGTCCGGAAGACGGCTCTCAAGGATGCCATCATCGCGGTGGCGCGTCGCGGCCATGATGAGGCGAGCTGGGCCGCTGTCCTCGATGAGGCCCGTCGCCTTGCCACGGGGGAGGAGCTGTGATGGTCAAGCTCCCGCCTTTGCCGTCGCCCACCGTGAACGCCATCTATGCCGCCTATGAAGGCGTCCGTGGCGACGGCTTCCGCGAGCATCTCGGCGCATCGCTCATCGGAAAGTCCTGCGAGCGCGCCCTGTGGTTCGACTTCCGCTGGGCGACCGTGTCCCGGCACGAGGGCCGCATCCTGCGCCTCTTCGAGACCGGCCAGCGCGAGGAAGAGCGTCTGGTGCGCAATCTCCGCGCCACGGGCGCCACCGTGCTTGAGGTCGACCCGGCGACGGGGCGCCAGTTCCGTGTCGAAGCCCATGGCGGGCACTTCGGGGGCTCGCTCGATGGCATCGCCATCGGCTTGCGCGAGGCGCCGAAAACCTGGCATGTCCTCGAGTTCAAGACCCACTCGGCAAAGAGCTTCGGCCAGCTTGTGGCCAAGGGCGTCGTGGCGTCCAAGCCCCAGCACGCGGCCCAGATGCAGATCTACATGCATCTGATGGGGCTGACGCGGGCCTTCTACCTCGCGGTGTGCAAGGATACGGATGCCTTGTACGCCGAGCGGGTGGAGGCGGACCCTGCCGAAGCCGGACGCCTGCTCGCGAGGGCCAAGCGCATCATCGATGCGGCGCGGCCGCCGTCCCGCATCAGCGAGGATCCGGCCTGGTTCGAATGCGGCATGTGCGACCACCATGCCGTCTGCCATGACGGTCAGCGCGCCCCGGTCAACTGCCGCACCTGCCTGCATTCCACAGCGATCGACGGTGGCTGGCACTGCGCCCGGTACGGCCACATGCCCGACTCCAACGACCAGCGTATCGCCTGCGGCAAGCACCTGTTCATTCCGGACCTCGTGGCGGGAGACATCATCGATGCGGGGGAGGACTTCGTCTCCTACCGCATGAAGGACGGCTCGAGTTGGATCAATGACGCGCGTGACGAAGAGGAGGCGGTGTCATGCTGATGCTTCGTCCCTACCAGCAGGATGCGATCGACGCGATCTATGGCTACTTCGAGGAGCATAGGGGCAACCCCCTGATCGTGATCCCGACAGCCGGGGGCAAGGCTCTCGTGCTGGCGGCCTTTTCCGAGGGCGTCCTCAAGTCCTGGCCTGACCAGCGCATCCTGGTCGTGACGCATGTCCGCGAACTCATTGCCCAGAACCATTCGGAAATGATCGGTCTCTGGCCCGAGGCGCCAGCCGGGATCTACTCCGCGGGACTCGGCAAGCGCGAGGCGGATGCCCGCATCCTGTTCGCCGGCATCCAGTCGGTCCATCGTCGCGCCCCCGAAATCGGGCACTGCGACCTCGTCCTCATCGATGAAGCGCATCTGATACCAACCGCCTCGGCGACCATGTACCGGCGCTTCCTCGACGAGCTCACCGCCATCAATCCGAAACTCAAGGTGATCGGCTTCACCGCAACACCCTACCGGCTCGAGAGCGGCATGCTGCACGAGGGGGAGGGAGCGCTGTTCACCGACATCGCCTATCAGATCTCCGTGCGCGAGCTGATCGACCAGGGCTATCTCAGCCCGCTCGTCAGCAAGCAGCCGAAGACGAAGCTCGACGTCGCCGGGGTCGGCAGCCGGGGAGGCGAGTTCATTGCGAGCGAGTTGCAGGCGGCGGTCGACAAGGAGGCTGTGACACGGGCCGCCGTATCCGAGATCATGGCCTATGGCGCGGACCGCAAGTCCTGGCTTGCCTTCTGCTCCGGCGTCGATCACGCGCACCATGTCGCCGAGGAGTTCCGCAGCCGCGGCATCTCCTGTGAGACAATCTTCGGCGATACGCCGAAGGACGAGCGTGACCGGATCATTGCCGCCTTCAAACGGCAGGAGATCCGTGCGCTTGCCTCGATGGGCGTGCTGACCACCGGCTTCAACGCCCCGGCGGTCGACCTCATCGCCATGCTGCGTCCCACCAAGTCAGCCGGGCTTTACGTCCAGATGGCGGGGCGCGGTACACGGCTGGCGCCGGACAAGCGGAACTGCCTGGTTCTCGACTTCGCAGGCAATGTCAGCCGTCATGGACCCATCGATCTGGTGCGACCGAGGAAGCCCGGCGAGGCCGGCGACGGAGCGGCACCGACAAAGCTGTGCCCCGAGTGCGATGCCATTGTGCCGTCGGCGGTTCGGGCCTGTCCGGAGTGCGGGTATGAGTTCCCGCGCGAGGTCGTCAAGATTGCGCCCACGGCGTCGACGCTTGCGATTCTATCAGGGCGGCGTGATCGCTGGGTCGAGGTCACCTCCGTCTCCTACAAGAAGCACACGAAAGAGGGCAGCCCACCTTCACTTCGCGTCGATTATCACTGCGGGCTCGTCATTCACAAGGAATGGGTCTGCTTCGAG